CTTCCTCAAACATTTCCCTTGCCTGTCCTTCTAAAAATATCCAATCTGTCATTTTCCATTCTCCTTGTTAATCGGTTAATATTTTTTTATGTCTGTTATATAATCATATGTGTTTTCAGTTTTTTTTCTTGCTTCTTTTTTGGAATTAGCTTTTATTATAATATTTCCGGTTCCAAAATCGTCTTCGTTTTCATATTCGTAATATACGATATATTCACATTCGGTATTTTTTGTCATTTGATATTCTCCTTTGTTTATCGGTTAAATTCATTCAAACCCAAAAACTAAATTTTTAAGTTTGAATCAATCTAATCAAATTAAATCCTTGTAATAAAATTGGCTTGCTAAGTTATCTTAGTAGCGGCTTCTTCCTATCCGGCGCGGGCTTAACTTCTTGCCATCCCTTTCGGGGGCCGGTTCCTGATTTATTTAATCGGGCTTTGTGGGGGCTTTCTGATTTCTCCCCCGTCTTGATTACTAATATAATATAAAAAATAAAGATAATAAAGGTAATAAAAGTTATATAAACTATTATTATTATTACTTTTAATTATACCTTTAAAAATATGTAATAATATTAATACTTTATAACCCTGCATTTTCACCTATATAATAGAAAAAAATAAAATTATTTTTTTAAACAGTTTTTTTCATTGATTTTACCCTTTTAAGGCCGGTTAGGTACGTTTTATGGAAATTAAACCATTAAAATGGGATAATATTAACGATCAAGAAGAGCCAGAAACGGAAGAATGGGGCCAGGTAAAAAAAGTAAGTGATGAAATATTATATAAAATCAAAAGGGAATCTAAACAATTTATTGACGGGATAGATATCCGGGAGCTCCCAATAGGAAATCAAACACGTCAAATATTGAAAAGGATGAAAGATTTCGAGCTTCCAAAACCAAATATGCAATTAAGGATCAGAACCCAATCTCAGTTAAATTTGATATTAGTTGTTTTAAAAATAATTGAAAAGCATAAAATAATAAATGAAGCAACTGTATCAACATTTACTTTAAACAAAGAGGCGTGGGCTGTTTTTATGAGACTGGTCGATGAAAATAAAATTAAGAAATTAAATTTATTAATTGCAAGTTCATATGCATTCAGAGCTCCAAAAGAATATGAACAATTTAAAACCGATTCAAAAATAAGAAACAATGTGCGATTGGTTTTTGCATGGTCTCATTTAAAAATTTCATTATTTAAATGCAAAAAAAATTATTATCAGGTTGAAGGGTCAATGAATTATTCTCAAAATAATATGGCAGAACAAATTCTTGTTGAGAATAATAAGGACACATATGATTACGATTATGATTTTTTAAATAATATAATGACGTCGGTGAAGCAATCATTGGAAATTGTTAAATAAATAAAACGGAAAAATAAATGATAATTGATCTTATGCAACAAAGAATAAAAAGACAAAAACCCAAAATGAAAGATACTTTGTGGCGGAAAGCCCTACAGGTAATTCAATGGGTCCATCAACACAATAAACAAAACCAGATCAAAATAATTACTGCGGCATTAACTGAACGACAAAAGGTATTGGCTAATTCCTAAATAAATAATGGAAAAAGAAACCACAAATAAACCCAGAAGGAAGCGTACCCTAAGGAATGGGCTGCCTATTAATTCTAATAAACAACGTACCTCTAAAATACCATACCATACAAGGCATACAAAACCTTTACCTAATATAAATAATATAGATGAGTATGATAAGGAACAACTGAAAGCTTTAATATTACTTAATAGAGATAAGAATGGCAACCCTACTCATATGGGACGGCCTACTGATTACAAACCTGAGTATGATTACATGGCATATACATTGTTGAAAATACATGGAATAAATATTGAGCAACTTGCGGAGGCATTGGGGACAACGGAGTCTGGAATACGAAGATGGATGGATACATATCCAAACTTTAAAAAGGATATTATAAAAGGCCGGGATGAATTTGACGAAGGGGCTTTGCGGAATACCCTTAAAAGTAGGGCGATGGGGTATGATTATAAGGAGAAGTCAACCAAGTATAATAATGTACCAGATCAGATTGCCGATGATGGGAAAGTTTTATCATGGAAAAAAGTAATTGTTGAGCAGACAATTCATGATAAACATATGGCCCCGAGTGTTGGCGCACTCGCATGGTATCAAAAAAATAAATTTCCTGAGAATTGGAAAGACAGAAAAGCACTTGAATTGTCCGGCCCGGACCAAGGCCCAGTGCAAAGTGTTATCAAAACGATTATGACGACTCAGGAGATAGAAGATGAATTGAAAGACAGAGGAATTCCAATACCGGACACAGGGGGCAAAAGAATTTGATAACAGCTCGTGACATAGATTTGTTGGAACAGTATTGGATGGAGGAATCCAGAAACAATTTCTATGCCTACCGTCAATTCATAGGGTATTCAGATTATATCAAAAGCTGGTTTCAGGAAGAGTTATCAGTTGCATTACAGAATTTTTATTTTGATTTGCAGGCCCTTAAGAAACCAATCCTGGTCATCGAAGCTCCTCCTCAGCATGGTAAGTCCAGGGCAGTAACGGAATTTTTATCATGGCTGTTGGGAAAGATGCCTGATTCAGAAATAATATATGCTTCCTATTCGGATCGGCTTGGGGTCAGGGCAAACCGGTATTTGCAAAGGACAATCGACTCAGAAAAGTATCAGAAGATTTTTAATGGCGAGGTGAGGCTCGGCGGCACTCAGGTTGTTACCCTCGCAAATAGAGTGTTAAGAAATAACGAAATATTCGAAATCCAAGATCATAGAGGTAGTTTCAGAAATACAACTGTTAATGGGGCAGTTACGGGAGAGGGGCTTTCGCTTGGTGTTATTGACGATGCAGTAAAAGGTAGGGCCGAGGCAAATAGCAAAACCATTCAGGAAAAGACATGGGACTGGTTCACGGATGATTTTTATACAAGATTTTCAGAAAATGCTGGACTCCTTATTATAATGACCAGATGGAATATTGCGGATCTTGCGGGTCGGTTAATTGATGCAGATAAAGATATCAAGGTCATAACATATAAGGCCATCGCGGAAACAGATGAGGAGAATAGGAAAGAAGGAGATCCCCTTTTTCCTGAGCATAAAAGCCTTGAGTTTCTTTTGAAACGTAAAAATAAAATGAGCTCCCATAATTGGTCAAGTTTATATCAACAGTATCCTGTGCTTGTTTCCGGTAATATATTTAAATTTTATCATTGGAAATGGTGGAAGGTTCTCCCGAAGCTGAAATGGAAATTTATAGTTGCGGATACGGCGCAGAAGAAAAATAACTGGAACGATCCAACTGTTTTTCAGTGTTGGGGATACGGGATTGATAATAATATTTATTTATTGGATATGCTTCGAAAAAGAATGGAGTCCCCAGAACTTAGAAAACAAGCAAAGCTTTTTTATACAAAGCACGATACCCCAAGGGTTGAAGCAGAAGATCCTATTTTAAGGGGTATGTGGATTGAAGACAAGTCAAGTGGTATTGGTTTAATTCAGGAATTGAAAAATGATAATTTAAAAATAAACGCAATACCCAGGAATGTAGATAAAGTTGAACGGGCGATGGACGCTTCTCCGTATATCGAAGCGGGGCGGGTATCTTTGAATGAAGACGTAAGAGACGTGGGATATATTACAGATGAAGGTACGGTTTTTCCAAACGGGATTCATGATGATTCGATAGACGATACTATGAATGCTATTGAGGTTGCTTTTATCCATCGCGAAAAGGAAATATTTATTTCATGAAAAATGGTAATTTGAAACTAAGTCCTCCGCCGACTGTCGAATGGGTAGATAATGGTCCTGTCATTGAAATCCCCATAGCGATGATTGGTGTTTTGGTGGTTCTTTTATTTGTGGCGGTGGTCATATGAAAATATTTTCTAAAATTAAAACATTCTTTACCCGCAATTTGGCTTTTTCAAACCATTTTGCCGTCAAAACTGGAGCCCCGGTCTATAATAATTGGACAGTCAGGAAAGCAGTCAAAGACGG